ATTTTGATAAGTATTGCTTATTCGTGGATGGTGTCACATCCGATTCCAGTAAAGATTTTGTCTATCTTGCTGATCGTTTGGTTGAACTTGACAGAAAGGGTGCCAATATTGAACGCCTTACCACTGCTGCTGTTGGCATGTCTGCTGAGTCTGGTGAATTTCTTGAGATTGTTAAGAAGATGGTGTTTCAAGGTAAACCTTGGACTGACGACAATAGAAAGCATCTTATTATTGAGTTGGGTGACGTTATGTGGTATGTGGCACAAGCTTGTATGGCTCTGGACATATCTTTTGACGAGGTAATAGAAGGTAATATCAAGAAATTAGAGAAGAGATATCCTGGCGGTAGTTTTGACATCCATGATTCAGAGAATCGTGCAGCAGACGACCTATAAAACACATCAATTATTTCCTCTCTTAGTATATGAGAAGAAAATAACAGGATTTTTACCATCTCTCTACAAAAGTTTTGAGGATGGTAAGTTTGACAATTCTACAGGTAAGATAACAGGTGAACTAAATGGTAAAGTTCTGATACATCAGGACACTAGACTAGCACCATTCTTCAGAGAGATCAAAAAATCTGTCATTGACTACCTAGACGTCTTTAAAATAGACAAGAAAGAATTTCAACTAAATTTTGTCAAGACATGGTTTACTATATGTGATCCTGGTCAAACCTTTCCAATGCACTATCACTCATGTGCACATATATCATGGGTATACTACATACAAGCATCGGGTGACCCACTATTATTCCATGCAAAAAACAGGAACGAATTATTCGGAGACCTCTTTAAATTTTCCAATGACCAAAATGTGTTCAATACTGACACTTACGGTATTAAACCGCAACCAGAGCATCTTATTATGTTTCCTGGTTCTCTTGAACACTATACTTCTTCTGAACCTAGAGACCATAAACGAATTTCCATGGCGGGTGATATTGTTCTAACGCTTAAGCACAGAACTGACACAGAATCTGGTTTGATCTCTCCCCAATACTGGAAACAATTCTAAATAGTTCTTATGAAACCATTAGCACTCAACGAACTAGTCCGTAAGGGAGAACCTTACATGAATAGACCCACTACTTTGCTACAAAAGATAGTAAATGGTGACCTGTTGCAACTTGCTGATGAGGAAGGATATGTAAAAGTGCAGAGTGTGAAGGTCACATTCAAAGATGATAGTGAGTCAAACTATACAAGAGATGAACTTAAGAAACCCGCAGTAGGACAAGCATTTTTATCAGATATTGTTAGTGTTGCTAACCAAGCTAGGAGTAGAAAAGCACAAGTCTTGTTAACTGGTTCTGGTAGTGACCATGATCCATCTATCATAGGCACTTGGAACTTAAAAGAACTAGGAAAAACTCATCATTTTGGTGGTCAATCATCAGGAGGACCTAAGGTCAATCTTGGTAATCAGTATGAGACAGATCTTAACGAGAGTTTTGCAAAATTTGCAGATCATGGTGGTAAATATCCAGATCATGTTACTGAAATCTTGAAAAAAATATGTGCAGCAAATCCTGGCACTTGCATTAAGAAGGTAAAACACGCAGGAACTGCAAATACTAGACGTCCTATGAAGTATGCGTCTGGTTCTTTTTATATTTCTGCAGAGGGAAAGAAAGAATTAAAATTAGGTAAGACTCTGACAGATATTACAGTCACTATTGGTCAACCAAATAAGAAACAGAACAAAGAAATATACTTATCAGTTAAATTTGGTAGCACACTATCATTCTTTAACATAGGTGTTAGAGGTGGTGGTAAAGGTCTATCAATATTTCCTGTAAATGAGTTAAAAGCAGGAAGAATACCAGATATGGGTCAAAAATATTTGGAGATGTTTAATATAGATCAAGGAAAATTTTTAGATGTATTTTCTAAGTATGATAAGGACGCTAAATCACCCACAGTAAAGGAGTATAAGGAGTCTTATACCATAACAGGACAGGCAAAAAATAATTTAGAAGCATTCTGTGCTAGTGGTGTGGGTTATGATTACTGGATGGTGCATTATGATGGCACAAAACTACATTGCTATGAGGTAGACGAGGCATATATGAAAAGAGCTAGCACATTAGATGGTGACAAGATAGACATAGACTATGGTGGATCAACTGGAACAGGAAAAAGAGTTAATATCAATTTTTCTACCAAGGAATATGATTTTAGTTTCAACATAAGATCTAAGAGTGGTTCAGAAATCTATCCTACCCACAGTAATGGAGACTATTTCAAGAGATAATGGCAAATATAACCCAACTAAAACACCTTGAACACATCGAGGATGAGATGCTCAACCACGGTGTAGATGGTTGCACAGCATCAGTATCTGCAATGAAAGAAATGCTAAAAATGTTAGGCAAAAAACCTAGTAGTGGGTATATGCAGACAAAATGGGATGGTGCACCATCAGTTGTATGTGGAAAACATCCTATCACAGGTAGATTTTTTGTAGGAACTAAGTCAGTATTCAATAAAGAACCAAAACTATGCTATTTTGACGATGATGTTGATGTATATTATTCGGGAGACCTTGCAGTAAAATTAAAAGAATCGTTAAAATATTTTAAAGACCTAGAAATAAATGGTGTTGTTCAAGGAGACCTCTTATTTACAGAAAAAGACAAGAAAACTGTAACTATAAACGATGAAAATTTAATAACCTTTACACCTAACACTATTACCTATGGCATACCAGTAGATACTGACATTGGTAAAACAATATCGTCAGCAAAAATAGGTGTAGTTTTCCATACGCATTATTCTGGTGAAGATTTAGCTTCTATGACAGCGGGTGCGGGTGCACCTACATCAGAGTTTGCAAATGTAGCAAACTGTGCAGTGATAGAGAATGACACACCTATGGCAGATGTCTCTGTGCCTGTGACAACACTACAATTATTTGAACGTAACACTAATACCATAGAATCTATGTGTAAAAAGTCAGGTAAATTTCTTGATACCTTAGTTGACAACATGGGGACATCAGGTAACAAAAAATTTCACATAGCATCATACCTCAAACAGTTTTTTAATAATGAGATCAAGGAAGGACGTAGTATAAATGACTCAAAAAAAGCAATCAAAAGCATTGCTGAGTTCTATCGCACAAAGATGAACAAAGAAGTGGAGAAAATGAAGAGCGTGCAGAAACAGGCAGAGAGAAGGAAGCAACTGTATGATGGTATTCAATACCTTGAGGACAATATGACTGAGTTTGATGCTATGTTCACACTCTACAGAAAAATGCAAGAGAACAAAGAGATAGTTATCAAAGCTTTAGATAATCTAGAGAGTTTTAGAACCTTTGTCCAGACTGATATGGGGTATAAAGTGACAGGTCCTGAAGGATATGTGCTACATCATGATGGAGATATGATCAAACTTGTAAATAGAATTGAGTTCTCTTATAACAATTTCACACTAGCAAAGTCATGGAGATAGTTGACTATAAATGCGTATATTTTACCTTTGGTAGGTTCCAACCGCCAACTGTGGGTCATGCGGAAAATTTTAAGGCAGTAAAAAAGACAGCAGGATCGTGTGATTGGTTCATATATCTCTCACAATCAGTAGATGCTAAGGGTTCTAACCCGTTAGATCCTGACAGGAAACTATACTATGCTAAGAAGATGTTTCCTAGCTTCGCAAAACATTTTAGATCAGGACCTCGTGAACCAGTAGGAATATTATCTGAGTTACAGTCAGAAGGCTATGATGATGCTATGTTTGTTGTAGGTTCTGATAGAGTGCAAGCTATGAAATGGGTTAAGAAGTATAATGGTAAGGATTTTTACTTCCGTAAACTAGATGTTATATCATCTGGAGACCGTGATGCAGATGGTGATACCTTTGCTATATCTGGAACAAAAATGCGGAGAGCAGCAGTTGCTAATGACTTTAAATCTTTCAGAAATGGTATACCAAAGGGTCTCAATGATAAAGATACGCGGAAATTAATGGAAGAAATAAAAGCAAACATGCCATAGAGTATAAATAACTTTGATATGTATACCTATATTGATGAAAAGTCTCTCAGACTTCACGAAGAAATCTAAAGTTGCGGAAGCAAACATCACCCGTGATAAGTTCTATAAGAACGAAGTGTATAAAAAGGGTGAGTGGGTTCTTACTGAGCAAGGACAAGTTGGTAAAATACACCGACGAGGTCCTAACTACGTATTATGTCTTACAGCAGAGAACACAAAGTTCCGTAGTTGGATTACTGACATAAAAGAAGTATTTGAGATTGGAACCGACGCATATCGAGAGTATGTTATGTCTATAACGCCTGGTCAGAAGGTTGCAAAACCTAAGAACACTGTCAAGGTGCCAGAGACTATCCCAAGCAAACACCCCAAAAATAAGATGGACAAAAACGAGTCAAAAAGTCTAGCAGATTTAGCTGCTGAAGCATTATCTGGTAAATCAGGAGATCATTTAAACTCTGATAAACCATTCAACTATAATCGTTTCCAAGATGAGACTTGGCGATATGATTATTCTGCAAAGATGGCAAACACAGACATCAAAGGTCTGGGTGCTGATGGCGTAGGTGGCGGAGACGCACCTGGCATGAAACTTGCGGAACCAGAAGGCGGTGAAGGCAAACCAACCATCAAAAAGGTCAAGCATTCTTGTGCTACTAAGGTAGAACATAGCGAATGGGGTAAGGGCAACTGCTTGAAAGAGATGCATACACTTGATGAAGAAGGTAACGTTAGTCATTATGACGTTATGTTTGAGCACGGACTAGAGCAAGATGTTCCTGTGCAGACTCTAAACGTATTGGTAAAAGAATACCACGAGCACGTAGTAAACGACGAGAAGAACGAGATTAACGAGAAGAATCTTGATCCAGTCAATCCAGTTGCTATGGGTAAGAAGTTTAAGAATAGAAAAGATAAGGATTTAGATAACGACGGTGACACAGATAGCAGTGACGAGTATCTACATAAGCGTCGTAAGGCAATCTCTAAGGCGAT